CCAGGTTACACAGAAACAATGAGCAATCTTGTTAACTTAAACATTGACAGAGGCTTAACAGCATTTGTAGTTGGTGACACACCATTTAGATTACCAGCAGATGCTACATCACTAACAAACTATGGTTCTAATGCAGAACTAGTTGTAGATAACAACGATAACGGAATTGTTACATACGATGAGTATATGGCAGTATTTTATCCAAATGGATTTACAACAGACTTAGGTGGAGCAAACGCAGTTGTTCCTAGCTCACATATGATGCTAAGAACTATTGCACTGAGCGATCAAGTATCGTTTCCGTGGTTTGCACCAGCAGGTACAAGACGCGGTGGAATCAGCAATGCTACAGCAGTAGGTTATATTGATGCAGCAACAGGTGAATTCCAAACAGTTGCACTTAACGAAGGACAGCGTGATACGTTATATGATCAAAAGATTAATCCAATTACATTCTTTAATGGTGTCGGTTTAGTTAACTACGGTCAGAAGACAAGAGGCAGAAATGCTTCTGCGCTAGACAGAATTAACGTTGCAAGACTGGTAGTATACTTACGTAGTCAACTTAATAAACTGGCTCGTCCGTATATCTTTGAACCAAATGATAAAATCACTAGAGACGAAGTCAAACAAGCAGTAGAAAGTTTACTACTTGAGTTAGTTGGCTTAAGAGCTCTTTATGATTTCGCTGTTGTTTGTGATGAAACAAATAATACGCCAAGCAGAATTGATAGAAATGAACTTTATGTTGATATTGCTATTGAACCTGTTAAGGCTATTGAGTTTATTTACATTCCATTGCGTGTCAAGAACACAGGAGAAATATAATGCCTATTACATCACTTAATAACTTTGGGGTACCAACAGACGCAGGCAACCAGGTGCTCTTGATGCCAAAATTAAAGTATCGCTTCCGCGTTACTTTACTTGGATTCGGAGTAAATGCTGCCACTGAACTTACTAAGCAAGTTGTTGATGTTTCAAGACCAAAAGTTGGTTTTGAAGAAATGCCGTTAGACGTATACAACTCAAAAGTATACCTAGCAGGTAAGTATACATTTGAAACATTATCACTTAACTTACGTGACGATGCGACAGGCGAAGTTCAAAAACTTGTCGGTCAACAGGTACAGAAACAGTTCGACTTTGTTGAACAGGCTTCTGCAAGATCTGGTATTGATTACAAATTTACAACTAAAATTGAAGTATTAGACGGTGGTAACGGAAATAACGCAGCAGGCGTAAACGTACTTGAAACACAAAATATGTACGGTTGTTTCCTAACTAACGTTGATTACGGCGATGCAAACTATGGTACTAACGAAGCGATGCAAGTTGCATTAACTATACGCTTTGATAATATGGTACAATGGGGTGCAGGCGAGCAAGGCGTTGGTGTTGGTATTGGTGCTACAGTCGAAAGAACACTCGGCAACACTACTACTGGTGCTACAGCAGCTCAAGGCGCTTAATAATAGTTTTACTAAAAATACTAAAAGCCCGGATTATTTTCCGGGCTTTTTTTATGGCTAAATACTAGTATGGCAAATAAGTTTACTAGATTTCTAACAGATGTGTTTACTGGATTATCAAATCCAAAAGGTAGAGTAGCGAACTATACACACGCTACACGACTGTTTATAGATGACAATTATAGACTGTCTCCAAAACACAAATATAATTATTATGTGAGAGTTGAACTAGATTCATCAGCACACAAAGCACCTAACTTTACTGCTAAACATACAGAAGAAGTTGGACTACTTGTTAAAAATGTTAACTTACCAAGTTTTAAATTTGATACAGAAGTTCTTAATCAATACAATAGAAAAAAACTTATCTATAAAATGATCAATTATGATCCAGTTACATTTACATTCCACGATGACAATCAAGGAGTAGTAAATGCATTATGGGCTTTATATTATGGATACTATGTTGCAGACAGAAACTTACCAAACACAGCATTTGATTTCAATCACTATCGTGTTACTGATACTAATATGGATCAGTATAGATATGGTTTAGATAATAATATAACAACACCACTGTTCAAGAGTGTACAAATTTACACAATGGGACGTAGAAGATTTATTGGTTACGAATTAATTAATCCTAGAATTACTTCTTGGCAGCACGGTGACTATGATTATACTGCTGGTAGTGAACCTGCAGAAAGTACAATGCAATTACAATACGAAGGTGTGCGTTATACAGCAGGAAGAGTTAGTGAAGGTTCACCTAAAGGCTTTGCAACTTTACATTATGACAACAGTCCAAGTCCATTACAAATGGCAGGTGGCGGTACAGGTAACTTACTTGGCGCTGGCGGAGTCTTAGATGGATTAGAATCTGTATTCGGTGCAGTTGGAGACGGTAGTGCATTTAGTTCGCCGCAAGGTTTCTTAGGCACAGCAGTAAGTGCAATTAACACTTACAAAAATGCAAAAGGTTTAAGCAAAGATGCAATACTAAAAGAAGGTATTAATATTTTAACAAGCCCAGCAGGTCAACAAACTGTTGCTAATACTATTAATGGTGTTGTTGGTGCAGTGTTTCCTAAAAATAAAAATACATCAGGAACAACTACTGCATCTCAGAAAACTGTAGTTGGCGGCACAGGCACCGGAAGACAGGATATAGGACAATAATATGGCAAGCGAAGTACAAACAAATTTACCTGAAAAAGTTTTACAGGACAGCGGCGCAAGAACTAAATTGTTTTTTGATTCGTATGGTAAAGAACCTTTATCATACAAAGTACCTGATATTGATGCTGCTATTAACTTTTTTAGAAAAAAAGGATTTAGCGATCCTGCTACTCAACTGTCAGCAGTGGTCTTACTTAAACAAGCAAAATTAGAAAATATCCCAATCAATCAAATATTAGATACGCTAGGTGCTTTAGATGACTTACAAATATCGGCACTAGTAGGTGAGATTCTGAATAACCACAGACCATCAACATCGACACTGGGTTATAGAAACCCTGCACCAGATGTAAATAAAGAACGCAATGTGGTTGTGTAATGGCAAAGTTTGCACAGGGTCGTTACACTGTTAAAAATCCGCAGAAGTATGTAGGCACAAAAAGCCCGCTTGCAAGAAGTAGTTGGGAAACAGTTTTTATGCGTATGCTAGATGAGCATCCAAGTGTTGCGCAATGGGCAAGTGAAAGCATAAAGATACCTTACAAAGATCCACTTACAGGAAAATATTCAATTTATGTTCCTGACTTCTTTATTGTATATAACGATAAGAATGGTAAACAACACGCAGAAGTAATTGAAGTAAAACCACAGAATCAAACACTTCGCGAAAAGGTAGGCAAAAGCAGATTCAATCAAGAGCAATATATTAAAAATATGGCTAAATGGGAGGCTGCTGCTGCGTGGTGTAAACAAAAACGTGTTAAATTCCGCATTGTAAGTGAAGAAGAAATATTTCACCAAGGCGGCAAGCGTAAATAAATACTATTATAATATGGTAACCCAAAATGACCAAGAAGTTAGAAGAATTATTTAATATGGAAGATCAAAAAGTTGCAGAAGAACAAATTGCAACTGAAGAATCACCTGTGGAAAGCAAAGCCATAGATCCAGAAGTAGCACAAGAAGAAATTAAAAGTGTAGACGCTTCATATAAAGCGATTGCACAAGTAACTAGAGATTTACCACAAATGCGTGAACTAGACGCAATGGGCGAAGGCGAGTTAGATCATCTAGCAACAAAAGCAGAACAAGCATATGACGATCTTATGGATCTAGGTATGAATGTAGAAGTACGTTATAGCGGACGTATATTTGAAGTAGCAGGTAGTATGTTAAAGAATGCTATTGATGCAAAAACCGCTAAAGTAGATAAAAAACTAAAAGCAGTTGATCTACAATTGAAAAAACTTAAAATTGACCGCGATACACCGGAAGATCCTAATGAATTAGTGGATGGAACCGGTTATGTTATGCTAGATCGCAATGAATTAATTAGGAAATTAGGCGGAAAGGAATAAATAGTAATATGAAGACGTTTAAAGAATATCTCACAGAGAGTAAAAAAGTATACAGTATCAAGGTAAAGGTTGCTGGAGAGCTACCTGAAGGCTTTGCTGATGACTTGAAGTCAAGACTTGATAACAGAAGTGTTGTTGAGTTTCAACAATTGAAAACAACACCAGTTACAGAAACACCGCTAGACTTTCCACAGTTAGCGAATTGTGAAGTACATACGTTTTCATTAGTTACAGAATATCCAGTTACACCAACTGACGTTGAAAAAGAAATTTTTGAAATGGGTTGTTGTAAAGAAGGAATGTATGTAGCACGTAATGCACTAAGTCCGTCAGAAGAATATCAAGCAACTGATGGAAAACGTGAAGGTGCATTGTTACACGATAACGAATACAAAGAAGGTATTGCTGTAGCACATAAAGATTATTTCGGTGATGATTTTAATAAGTCATTTTTACAAGACTTATCGAAAACAGCAGCGGAACGTTCTAAAGAATTAGGACACGATAAATTACAAGCGGACGTTTACAAAGACGTGCCAACTTTAAAACAAGATGACGCAGGTGTAAAAAGTCCTGTAGGGAGTAACTAATATGGATTTCCAAGAACTAGTACGCAAGATGACTGCTATTGATACAGCACCAAATGCGCCTGTAGAAACAAAAACAGATGAATGCGGAATGCCACCGATGGCAGACGAGTCACCGATGATGGCGCCAACTATGCCACCAAAAGAAAAAGAAGAAGCAACAATGAATGTTAACATTACTGCTAAAGGTGATGCAATTCAAGATGTTTTAAAATTAATGACAAAAGTTAATCCAGATATGATTAACCAACCTGAAAAACCAGAGATGCCAACTTTATCAATTATGTCTCCAGGAATGGACGGACCAATGGACGGACCAGAAGGGCCTGATATGCCTCCAATGCCAAAGCCAATTAATAAATTGATTCCAGACTTTGATGGCGACAACGATGATATGCCAGGTGGAGAAAAAGATCTTCCAAAGGACCACGACGATGACCACGTTATGATTAAGTCACTTGATAAAGACGGTGACGATGATCACGATATGGATGATCACGATATGGAAAAAGACGACAAAGAAGATAAAGAAGATGATAGTGAAAAAGAGGCTTGGGCAAACGAGCCTGACGAAGATGAAAGATCAGTTCATTATCAAATGAATAAATTGCAAGGTGGAATGAATCGTAGAAAAGGAACACATCCTAAAG